TGCGCTTGGCTCACGCGCGGCACAGCGCGAATGGTCCGTTACACGCAGGGGATGCCCTGCACCACGACGGAGACGACCATGACCGACCACACTGCCCGCGCCGCCCGCAACCAGGAAAACAGCCTGGCCGCCTTCCTTACGAAGAAGGCCGAATTCGACGCCCTGCTCGCGGAACTCACGCAGGCCAGCGAGGACCACTTCGGCGCGGACCCGGAGACGGTGCTTTGGGGCGAAGCAGCCTGGCTTTCGGATGCCACCGCGAAACTGAAGGACATCGCGGACCAGCATTTCCGCCGCGGTGAATACGAAGCCTGACGCGGGCCGCTCCCGCACCGCCCCGACCGGGTTCTGCCCGGCGGGGCTCCCGGCAGTAGGGGCCGATCACCGGCGCCCGGAACCGGAGACCACCACGATGACCAAGCTTTCCGACACGCAGAGCATCATTCTCAGCGCCGCCGCGCAGCACGAGATGGGCCTCGCCCGCGCGCCGAAGACCCTGCCGGCCGCGGCGCGCAACGCGGTGTTCCGCAGCCTGATCAAGAACAACCTGCTCACCGAGATCAACGCCCCGCGGGAGCATGTCGGGCTTGGCTGGCGCCAGGATGAGGACGGCACCTGGATCGTGGCGCGCATCACCGACGAGGGGCTGCGCGCCATCGGCATCGACCCGAACGAGGGCGACGCGGTGGCCGGCGAGCCTGACTGCTCGGGCATCGAGGGCAGTGTGCCGGACACGGCGCCCACGGTGGCGCCCGGCACCACGCCGGGGCAAAGCCCCGCGCCTGCCGCCGAGCCCGCCCAGGCCGCGCCCCTGACGGAGGAGATCGCCATGCTCGACCAGGCCCTCGCGGCGCCCGCCGCGATGCCGCGCGCCAGCCTGCGCGATACCGCCGCGGCCATCCTCGCCGCCTGGGACGACCAGGCTGCTCGCTTCGGGACGCACGATGGCGACCTGATCGGCGCCCTGGACGCGCCGATCGCGGCCCTTCGCATCCTGCTCGCCGGCAAGCCGGCCCGACCCACACGCGAAGCCAGCACGCCGCGCAAGCCGCGCGAGGGCACGAAGCAGGGGCAGGTGCTGGCCATGCTGCGCCGGCCGGAGGGCGCGACGGTCGCGCAGATCGCAGAGGCGACGGGCTGGGCACAGCACACGGTGCGCGGCTTCTTTGCCGGGCTGAAGAAGAAGGGCCACGCGGTCGCGGTGATGGAACGGGTCCGCCAGGTCGGCCCCAACAAGGAAGGCGCACGGGGCTCCTACACGGTCTACCACCTCGCCGGCTGACCCGATCGGCGCCAGGATCATGCCGCCGCCTGCACTCCGCGGGCGGCGGCGATGTCGTTGAAGACCCGCTCCTCGCCAGCCAGCACTGCGGCCTTGCCGGTGAGGTTCTGCCAGCGCTGAATGGCCACATCGACATAGCGCGGGTCGATATCCACCGCGTGGCAGACCCGCCCCGTCGTCTCCGCGGCAATCAGCGTGGTCCCGCTGCCGAGGAAGGGATCGTAGATCGCCTCGCCGGCGGCGCTGTTGTTGATAATCGGACGGCGCATGCATTCCACGGGCTTCTGCGTGCCGTGCACCGTCGCAGTATCCTCGTCGCCACCATTGCTGATGGCCCAGAGCGTCGCCTGGTCCCGCGCGCCCTGCCAGTGGCCGGTCGCACCCTTGCGGACGGCATAGAGGCAGGGCTCGTGCTGCCAGTGGTAATCTCCACGCCCCAGCACGAAGCGTGACTTCGCCCAGACGATCTGGCTGCGGATCACGAAGCCGGAAGCCTCGAGGCTGTCGATCACCGTGCGGCTGTGCACGCCGGCGTGCCACACATATGCAACATCGCCCGGGAACAGCGCCCAGGCCTGCCGCCAATCGGCGCGATCGTCATTCGCCACCTTGCCGGTGCGCATGGTGGCCGAGACGCCGGCCTCGTTCCGCCATTCCGGATCGTAGTTCACGCCATAGGGCGGGTCGGTGATCATCAGATGCGGGGCCGCGCCATCCAGCAGTCGGGCTACGTCCGCCTCGCTGGTGGCGTCGCCGCAGAGAAGGCGATGCGGACCCAGCTGCCAGAGGTCGCCGGGACGGGTGACCGGCACGACCGGTGGCTCGGGCGCTGGCGCATCGGGATCGCCAGCGGCTGCCGGAACGTCGCCCGTGGCGTCGGCCAGCAGCCGGTCCAGCGCCGCCTGGTCGAAGCCGATCAGGCCGAGGTCGAATTCGTCGGCGCGCAGCTCCCGCAGCTCGGCGGCGAGCAGGCTCTCGTCCCAGGTCGAGTTCAGTGCCAGCTGGTTGTCCGCAAGCCGGAAGGCCCGCGCTTGCGCCTCCGTCAGATGGCCGAGCCGGATGGCGGGCACCGCGTCGAGCCCGATCGCCTTGGCGGCGAGCACGCGACCATGGCCCGCGATCAGCACGCCGCCATCGTCCACCAGCACCGGCACGTTGAAGCCGAACTCGGCGATCGAGGCGGCGAGCTGCGCCACCTGTTCGCTGGGGTGCATCCGCGCATTGGCAGCATAGGCCGCGAGCGATGCCACCGGCATCATCTCCATCTGAAGGTCAGGCCGCATCGGCAGTGACCTCCACGCGAGCCGCGGCGACGGCGTCATAATCGCGACCATCGTCCGCCAGCGTCACCGCCAGGTCCGGATGCAGCATCCGCCAGCGAGCCACGGCCAGGTCGACATAGGCGGACGCCAACTCGATGGCGCACACGCGGCGGCCGGTGCGCTGGCCCGCCAGGATGGTGGTGCCGCTGCCACCGAACGGTTCGAACACCACCTCGCCCTCATCGGTATAGGTACGCATCAGGAATTCCGGCAGCACGACCGGGAACACTGCAGGGTGCTCGGTCTCGATGCCGCGGCCCTTGTGGCGAGTGAGACGCAGCACGTTGTCGGGGATCCGGAAGTCCTGCACCGGCAGGCCCGCGTGCTGGTATTCGGAGATGGTCCCATCGGCGGCGCGCAGCCCGCTGCCCTTGTTCGGCGTGCCGGCCCATTTGCAGGGGACGATTTTGTTCGCCTGGCGGGCTTGGCGGTTGAAGTGGAAGACGAACTCGAAGGCGGGAGCGAGACGTCCGTTCCAATCGCCGGGCAGGCCGGGACCCTGGTCCCAGGTGTAGAGACCGAACCGGCGCCAGCCGCGGGCGCGCATCCAATCGAGCCAGCCGGCCCAGTACGGGATCCATTCGCTGTCGCGATGGATCAGGCCGAGGTTCACCAGCACTTGGCCGTCCGTGCGCATGGCCGCGTCGAGGTGCCCGAACACGCCCTGCATCAGCGCATCCCAATCCGTGCCGCCGCCGGTGGTGTAGTCGCGCTGGTTGCCATAGGGCGGCGACGTGAACAGCAGCGCGGCACGGTCATCGCCCATCACGCGCGCGACCGAGGCGGCGTCGGTGCTGTCGCCGCAGAGCAGGCGATGGTCGCCGAGCAGCCAGAGATCGCCGGGACGGGTGACGGCCTGGCGCGGCGGCTCCGGTTCGGCGTCCGCGGGATCGTCCGCCGGCGCGTCGTTGCCAGGGGCGTCGGCGCTGGCAACGGCCGGGCTGGCAAGGGTCCCGTTGCCAGGGTCCGTTGCCACCGGCTCCATGCCGGCCAGCAGCCGATCGAGCTCACCGGTATCGAAGCCAGTCAGCGCCAGATCGAGGCCGCCCATCTCCTGCAGCTTGGCGACCTCGGCGGCGAGCAGCGCCTCATCCCAGCCGGCATTCTGCGCGATGCGGTTGTCCGCCAGGCGGTAGGCGGCCTTCTGCGCCTCGGTCAGACCGGCGCGGGTGATGGTCGGGACCGTCTCCAGGCCCAGGGATTTGGCGGCTTGCAGCCGGCCATGGCCGGCGATGACCTCGTCGCGCTCATCGACCAGCACCGGCGCGACGAAGCCGAACTCAAGAATGCTGGCGGCGATCTGCGCCACCTGTTCGGCGGAATGAGTTCGCGCATTGCCGGCATAGGGCAGCAGGGAGGCGACCGCGCGCGCCTCAACGGCGCTCGCAGACCATGGGGCCTGGGGCATGCGCACCTGCTGGAATCGATGGTGGTGGTGAAGAATGCCGCCTGGCGAGGCTGGCAACGCGGCGGCGTGGCAACCTGGAAAAATGGCCTGGCGCTAGGAATGTTGCGCGCTTCCGCCCCCCGCATACAGCGGGGCCAGGAAGGACCCTGCGGCTCGAGAGCCACAGTGGCTGATCAGCTGGCGAGTGGCTCAGCAGCCGCGTTGCTCGACGCACTTTCTCGACGTGTCCACATCATAGCCAACTCGATTTGCGCGCCGCCACGGGGTGAATTGTAACAGCAGTCTTGGGTTCAGCGAGATCCCATTGGCCGTCGCTTCCGACCCATCTCAGACGTCCGATACGCGGCAGGCTGGGGCCGAAAGCAGGCCGGCGACATCCGTTGGTACGGCAGCGCCATGAGCGAGGCTAACAAACCCTCAATTACACTGGCTTCGCGTTAGGTAGATACCGCTCAACATCGGCAATATCAAAATAATAGAGAAGTACCTTAATCTCTGTATCCGATCTAACCAATGATGCGGCAATACGATGGTTCCCATTATCAATCCGGATTGGCTTGGATGGGTCAAGGCCATCAACTGTTAGACGGATGTTATGCTCATCATCGGGTAGTCCGTGTCGGACAAAATACGCAACGCGTTGTATGTGGAACTCACGACTGTTGGGGCCGTGGAGTTGATCTTTAACTTGGTCCCATGCCCGCGTCTCAAATTGATCGGCCGATGCCGCCGCCTTCACGTCAGCAGCATCGATTCGCCCGCAGCCCCAGAGGGCACCATCAAGGGGGTCTACTAGACCAACTACGTCAGTCAGCTGCAGGAGATAGGGTACCATCTTCATTGTCGTGCTCTTCATTCGAGAAACCGGCAATGAACACTGCAAAGTGCCTCTCTTCAATGATCCACGCGCACCAACTCAAGGCTTGTGTCGGCGCAGGGCGTGCGCTCCCCCGCTCTACCGCCTGCGTCCTCCCCGCCCTAAACTGGCAACTACCCGAGCGAGCGCCAGCATGGCTACGGCGGCAGCCGGGCATAACCAACTCATGCCGTCTGCTCACGCGGCGTCAGCCCGAAGTGCATCGCCAGAATGCCAAGGCCTGCGACCAGCATGCCGCCCGCGATTGGCTGCGGGACAGGCCTACCGCTCCAGCCTCGGCGGGCCGCCCATTCGCGCACCGACATTTCGAGGCCCACGACGAACCAGACGCAGGAGCCAGCGGGGCTGTCATGCCCACCCAGCGCGTCGAGAGCCCGCGCCACGCGTCGCCGTGCATCGACCTGGCGGACTGACATCGTGTCGGCGGTCGCGGCGCCGAGCCGCACGAACTGCGTGGTGGCGATGCCGTCCAGGGCGGCGGAGCGGAACAGCGTCCGGAAAATGCACGCCGCCTCGTGCATCTGCGTCGTGATGGTGCCGTTGATGAGCATTTGCCCCAGCGTGTCCACGGCGCGGCGATGCGAGACTGGCGTGCCGGTTTCGGGATCCGCCTCACGGACGGGTTCTGAGAAATCTCCATGCTGCAGCCGCCACTTCGAGGGTTTCGCCAGATCCTCGATTGCGCGCTTCGGCTTGCGCTTACCGGCCATCGTGGTTCTCCCCGTTGCGACGCCCCCAGCGCCGATTGGCTTCGTTGGTGATGGCCTGACGGAGCCAGTCGTCCGTGATATCGGCGACGGGCAGGGCAGCAACGCCGTGCCGATGCCAGGCAGCTGCGCGCATGGCGTTCACCTCGCTGTCGTTGGTCGGGCTGCGCGTCCCGCGGTCGAGGCAGGATCGGGGCGGCAGTGGTGCGCCGTGCATGCTCATGCCCGGCCTCCCGTGGGATCGGTGGCCCAGAGCAGCAGGGCGATCGCATCTGCCTCGTTGTCGTCGGCCGGCGCGAAGCCGCGGGCCTGGATGGCGGCGACCATCTTCGCCTTGTCGGCGTTGCCCTTGCCGGTGGCGTAGCGCTTGATCGTGCCGACCGGAACGCCCTCGTAGGGGATGTCGTGCTCCTCGCACCAAGCGGTGAGCATGCCGAGGAAGCCGCCGTAGATGTGCGCCGCATCGGTGCCGGCATGGGCGCGGACTTCCTCGAACACGATCCGCGCCACGCCGCCGGACAGGGCGGCGACCTCGGCCAGCCATCCGCGGAAGCGCAGGAAGCGCATCCCGCCGCCTTCGAAGCGGCTGGGGCGGAACGTCATGGTGCCGGAGGTGATGCCGCCGTCACGCGAGCGCAGGGCCCATCCCGTCGTGGTGCCGAGGTCGAGGGCGAGCACGGCGTGGTGCGCCAGGCTTATCGCGGGCGGGAGGGCGATGGGCGGGCCGCTTGCATGGGCGGCGGGCATGGTGAGAGTCGCAACTGCCATGGTGGTCTCCGAGAGGGGATCGTCCTGGTGGGGGTGGCGACGGCGCGGTTCTTGGCGGAGCTCGCCGTCGCTGCCCGGCTTTTCGGGCGGACCTGGATCCGGCGGCCCGATCGCTGGCGGCCGGTGCCGCCCCAACCCAGGACCCAACCGGGTCCAACCTCCGGCTACCTGGTAGGAAGAATTTTCGCGCAAAAGCAATGCGTTATGCGAGTGTGTCCCAACGTCCCAACCCGGGGCGACCTCCCCTAAACCTATAAGGGAAATGTATGTCCGGCCCGACCCAGACCTTCCGCATCTAGGTTTCAGACCCGTTGGGACGGTTGGGACGTTGGGACACGGGTCAGCAAGTGACTGAGTTGCAGTCGATTTCGTCTGACCCAACCTCAGCGCATGGGTTGGGACGTGGCGGGGGCGTTGGGACATGAGCGCGGCAGCCATCACGCCCTGCCGTCCGGACGCGGGGCCCGATAGCGCCACTCCCGCGTGCCGCCATCCTTACCGGGCACGGTGGCCTTGAACCGCTCCCACCTCCTCGCCTTCAGGAAGCTGGAGACGCGCATCTGGTCTGCCCGGGTCCATTTCGCCGGCTCGATGCTGAGCGCCTTCTCCAGCACCTCGCCGACGGAGACGTCGGTCAATGGCGTCGGGCGAGGCACGTGGCGCTCCTGCCAGTCGTCGTAGCTGCCGAAGCCGACGTTCACGCTGCGCCGTTCGGAGACTAGCCAGCGCTCTATCAGCGCATCCCAGGCATCCGGCTCGTAGCGGGCCTCCTGCTCGGCGGTGGCGGAGACGATGAGGTCGCGATCCTCCAGCCACCACGGCGCGCCCTCGTTGAATCGCGCAACGGCCTCAGCCCAGAGCTGGTCGCGGTCGCGGCGGAGTCCGTCGAGGTCAATCTCCCCGCAGCGCAGCGGCCAGAAGCGGCGATTGCCGGTTTCATCGCGCAGATAGGTGTCGGGATTCACGCTACCCGCGAAGACGCACTGCCGCGGCACCGTGACCACGTAGCGTTCATAGGGCGGCCGGTAGCGATCGGAGGTGCGGGTGAGGAAGGCCTTGATGCGCGAGACCTCGGCCCGGCCGATGGCATCGAGCTCGGCCATCTCGATGATCCACACGCCACGCATCTGCTGCGCGGCGTCCTTCGAGCCGATCTCGGCAAGTTCGTCGGTGAACCAAGCATCCGAGGCGAGCACCTTCAGCGCCGTCGATTTCCGGATGCCCTGTGGCCCCTCCAGGATCAGCATGTGATCGGCCTTGCAGCCGGGGCGCATGATCCGCGCGACCGCGGAGATCATCCACAGCGAGGCCATGGCTCGGTTCAGTGGCGTGTCCGTGGCGCCGAGATAGGTCACTGCCCATGCGTCGAGGCGCAGCGTCCCATCCCAGGCGAGCGCGCGGAGGTAGTCCTGCACCGGATGGATGCGGATGTTGCGGGCCACCGCCACGACGCTGCGCCCCACCACGACGGGTGGGACGTTGATCTCGTGCCGTTGCAGCCATTCGGCGCAGCGGACATCGTCTGCATCGCCCCAGGCCCGCGGCAGGGTACTGGCGGCGGGCTCCCAGGGCAGGGCGCGAGTGACCAGGATTTCCTGCGCGAATTCGTCGAACACCAGCGCCCCGGCGAACGCCGCATCGAGCGACAGCGCGGTGATCACATTCGCCTCGTTCCGCTCCGGCGTGCCGCTTGGCTCGAGGCGCAGCAGAGCGGCCCAACGCGGCCGGATCGGCGCCTGGTTCACATCGCCGGTGGTGTTGAAGCGGCGCCTCAGCTCCCCGAGCTGCTTCTCCAGGATGGAGACGGCGATGCCGGTTGCGGATTTGATGGCGCCAAGGACCTGGCGCTCTGGCAGGGGCTCGAGGCGGAGGGTGACGAGACGCCCCAGCAGCTGGGACAGCGGCGCCATGTCGGGCGGGTTGGTGAGCGTGGCCGCGGCCGCCAGCAATTCCTCCACGGTGGTGGGTGGCGGGGCCTGGTCTCCAACGGCCTCAGCCGCGGCATAATCCGCTGCCGTCACGCCATGCCGCAGGTCGTCGTTGAAGTCGTCGCCGTGCAGCGGCGCGATGATGCGGGAGGGGATGTTCGCGAGGTTCAGCTGGTCCGCGAGTGTGGCCGCGGCCTGCATGCCAGGTAGGCCGGCATCGGCGAAGATGGTGACGTGGGCGGTGCCGGCCGGCCACTGCCACCGCCGCAGCCCATCCGCGGAGAGCGCCGCCGTAGTCGGCACGGCGAAGATGGCCTGCGCCGACAGCGCGGTCTCGATCCCCTCGGCGACGCCGATCCGGCCGTCCTCGGCGAAGGGCGCCAAGCGCACCGCGCCGCCGGCGACGGGCCCGAGCATCTTCTTCCCGGGCGGCGCCTTCGCCGAGCCATCGTCCAGCAGGTAGGTCCGGTGGATACCGCCGGTGGGCTCGCCTGCGCCATCGCGGGCGACCGCCACCATCCCGGCCCAGCCACGCTTCGTCTCGAAGTCAGGGAGGTCCGGGTGGAACAGAAGGTCGGTGCTGTCTGGCACCACCAGCCCACGGCTGCGCAGATAGGTCTCTGCCACCGTGCCGGCGAGCGGCTGGCAGCCCTCCAGCAGCCGCGCCACCTCCCGGCTATGGTCGGCCCTCGGTTCCTGCGGCCGCGTGCTGGGCGCCGGCTGCTCCATATGGGCAAGCCGGGCTGCTTCGGCGAAGAGCCGCGCCTCCGTCAGCCCCGTCGCGTGATAGACCATGTCGATCGGCCCGGCGCTCTCGCCGGTGGCGTGGTCGAAGCCCCATCCTGCGAAGCGACCCTCGAGGTGCAGGACGCAGGATCCCTCGCCACGGGGCCGGCGGCCCGAGAGGTCGGCGCAGCGCAGCGTCTTCCGGTCCGGAGAGCGAACCGCCTCCGGGAACAGCGCCGGCAGCCAGTCCCGCGCCGTGTCCGCCAGCCTGCGCCGCACCTCGGCTAAGTCGTGCCGAACCGGCAGCACGGGCCCAGCATCGTTGAGGTCGATGCATGCCGATGCGGTGACGGCGGGATGGGGCTCGGCGTTCATGCCAGGATCACCAGGCCCTGCTCGGCGCGGGTGATGGTGGTGTAGAGCCAGCGGCGGCGATCGAGCTCCGTGCGGCCGAGCCCGTCGTCCCAGACCACCACGTTCTCCCACTGCGAGCCTTGGCTCTTGTGGCCGGTGATGGCCCACCCGAAGGTCGCCTCAGTCAGCGCGCGCTTGGTCTTCCAGTCGCGGTCATGGCGCTGCTTGTCGAAGGCGATGTGATCTTCGAAATGGCCCTTGTAGATGCGCAGGCGGCCGCGGCTCCCGTCCTGCTGCGGCGGCCCGATGCGATTGCCGTCCTCATCGGTCACCACGGCCGAGAAGTAATGGGTCCCCTCGTCGACGACGGCGTCGAGCGAAAGGAACATGCCATTGATCAGCCCGAGGTCATTCTGGTTCTTCAGGCAGACGATCTTCTCGGCGGGGCCGGTTGGCAGCCAGCCTGGCCCAAAGCCGGCAGCCTGGCGCATGGCGTTGTTCAGCTGCAGGCGCGTCGCGTTCATGCCGCAGATGACCTGGCCACCGCGGAGAGCCTGTTCCGGCGTCACGTCGGATTTGCGCATCTTCCAGACGTGGGTGTCGTACTGCCCAAAGCCGATCGCCATGCCCTCGCGGGCCATGGTCGCGAGGCGGATGATGGCGCTCTCCGCAGCCTGGCGGTGGATTTCGGTAAGCATGATGTCGGGCGCATCCTTCGTGAAGGCGCCCTCACCCTGGATGGGTGGCAGCTGGCCGGGATCGCCGAGGACCAGGATCGGCTTGCCGAAGCTCATGAGGTCGCGCGCCATGTCCTCGCCGACCATCGACACCTCATCCAGCACGATGAGACGCGCATGCGCCGCGTCGCTTTTCGGGTTCAGCGCGAAGCGGGGCCGCTTCATCTCAGAGACGGCCTGGCGCATCGCCTCGATCGTCGCCTCGGCGGTGGTGCGATCGAAGCCCGAGAGATGCCGAGCGCGGGCCATCGCCTCGGTGATCTTCTTTTCGGCGGCCTCGACTTCCTCCTCGGTCGCCTCGATGACGCTGTAGATCAGGCTGTGGATGGTGCGTGCGGGCGTGCCCTTGCGGCGCAGGACCAGGGCGGCCTTGCCGGTGAAGGTGGCTGTGACGACACCGGGCACGCAGCCCTCGCCATCACCGCCGGCGCGATGCGGCTCGAGGCCGATCTCACCCAGCGCGAACTTCAGCACGGTCGATTTGCCCGTGCCGGCGAAGCCGAACAGCCGGAACACCTGCTGCTGCTCGGTGCCGTGCTCGAACCATGCCCGGATCGCGCTGATGGCGCGGTGCTGGGTGTCGGAGGGCGTGATGTCGCCGCTCATGCTGCACTTCCCAGTTCCATGCGGTAGTCCTTCACGACAGCCCCGCGCGACTGATCGCCGACCTCGCATTCGCGGACGAACACGCGCCGCCCGTCGGCGAGCGTGCGCCAGTGCCCACGGCGAATGTGCCAGCGCGGCGAAGCGTGTGTTCCGCCGCGAAGCGCGACTGCGGCCGCAACCTGCGTCGTGTCGATTTCGGCGATGCGGTAGGTCCATCCGCGGACACCGTGCTTGGCGAGCGAAGCGCGCCGCAGCGGCGACACCACGTGTTCCCGGAGCTGGGTGCCGACCGACAGCAGGCCAAGCGCACGCCAGACCATGCCGGTGAGCGCCTGAAAGTATGGAGTGTGCTCTGCCGGATCGACGAGGGTCGGATGCGCTTCGACGTCCGCGACGCCGTCGGGCAGGAAGCTGGCCCGAGCCAAGACGTCGGTCCAGAGCTTGCGACGGGTGTCGAAGCGAAAGAGGAATGCATCGACGCCCTGCTCGGTCCCGACCGCGTAGGCAACGAGAGACGCGCCGGGATGGAGCTGTTCGGTGACCTCGAACAGCACACGCTCATGAGGCAGCCGCAGCGGGCCGGCCATGATGGTCTGCGACAGCAGCTGGACCTCGTCCGAGTCAAAGCTGGTCTGGTCGGGAAAGAGGTAGACCGGCGCGCTGAGGACGCCGGATGCATCGACGGGACACCAGAAGCGGCTCGCGTAACGATGAATGTGGCGCTTCAGCGCGTAGGCCAGCGGCACTGGCGGAAATGGCGAAGGTGACCTCACGGGTTGGCCTCCCAGCAGCGGGCCGCGTAGGGACAGAAGCGGCAGAGGAAGAAATCGGCGTGGGCGGCGATGCGCGGGGGCAACTCGCCGGCCTCGGCAGCGCGGAGGATGTCAACGGCCCGATCGGACAGGCGCTGCGCCTCGGCTGCATCGAAGGGCACCGCCTCGTGGTGCAGGGCGAGGGTGTCGCGGTTCAGCGCGGTCAGCAGCGCCACCTCGAGCTCGAGATAGGCCATGTAGAGCTGGACCTGCGCGAAGTAGATTGGCTTGGACTGGCGCAGGCCGTGCTTGACCAGGTCGTTCCACGACTTCTGGCCGAGGGCCTTGTGCTCCCACAGGGAAGGCCAGCGGATGCCGACATCGGGACCCGCGACGATGACGCCATCGGCATGCCCACGCAGCTTCCCGCCCGCGGCGGCAAAGCCGAACTGCTCGCCATCGGCGCCGCGGTCACGCAGATCGAAGCCCGCCTGGCGGAGCCATCGGATGGACAGCGTCTCGAACTGGTGTCCCGCATCGAAGACGCGGAGGATGCCGCCGTCGAAATCGCGACCCGCATCCTTCGGGGTATGCGCCACCTCGTAGACCAGCTTTCGCGCGCAGGCCTCGCCGATCCGGCTGCCACCGAGATAGTCGCGCGGGCGCTGCCGCTGGTTGCGCGCGACCAGTGCGGCATCAACATGCGCATTGATGCGGGCGGTAGTGTCGGCCATGCCGTGCGCGGCGCGTCCGTAGACCAGGCCGGATTGGTGGTTGAGGTCGAGGATCATGGGCGTCCTCAAAATGGAATCGGGTCGTCGAGCGGATCCCGCTCGGCGGCCTGGCGCTGCATGGATGCCTGGAAGCCGTCCACGGAGGCCTCGATGATGCGGTCGATTTCTGCCGCGCTGCGGTCGTAGAACGGCGCCATGAGGTTCAGCTCCACCAGCACCTCGGCGAGCGGCCGGCGCGCGTCCTTCACCGCGCGCTCCTCCATCTGCGTTTTGTCGATCACGCCGTTGGACCTCCGGCCCAGCGCGCCACCTGCCTCGCAACACCGCATTGAGCAGAAGCGGTGATGCGGGAATTCGCCCCAGCGAAGCTGGTGGATGTAGCCGAAGCCCTTCGCCTCCCGACCGCACAGCGCGCAGGTGAGGCGACGCACCTGATCCTCGGGCGAGCAGCCGCGCGGCGGTGGCAGGGACTGGGCCGCAGCACGCGGCTGCGCCGGCCGCGTCCAGCGGCGACGAACCATCGGCGCATCACCCGTTCAACCAGGCCGGGCCGCCTGCCGCCGGCGCCGGGGCGGGCGGAGCCGCGGGTTGCGGCGCGGCGGGGGCGGGGCTCGCGGTTGCCGGGCGTTCCCACATGCGGGGCGCCGGAGCCGCGGGCGCGGCGGCAGCCGTGCCCGACCAGGCGGGCGGCGTGGTGGCCGCTGCGGCCGGCGGACGCGCCGGCCGGTGGCTGGGCGCCGCCGCCACGCCTTCGCCGGCCATGACCTTGGCGTATTCCGGCTCGCCCGGCAGCACGACACGGTCCAGGCGATTGCTGTCGGAATACCGGGGGTCGTTGGCGGGCTCGACGCGCACCTTCGCAGCGAAGGTGATGCCGTGCAGATCGGCGAGACCGCGCAACATGCGCTTGGCCTTCGCCGCCTCGCTCATGTCCTGCGAATCCAGCCCGAGCGCGCTGTCGATCATCGCCCGGAAGACCCCCTTCGAGATCTTCCAGCCAATCGACACACCCTGCTCGTCCACCTTCCCGCCGACGACGGTGAAGGTCTGCCAGAACTTGCGGCGGATGTGCGGGCCGGCCGTGACGGTGAACTCGCAGTCCAGCATCTTCACGTCGCTGCCCTGCGTCTTCGTCGCCTTGAGCAGACCGCGGTCGGCCTCGCCCTGGCCATCCAGTCCACCCTTGCGGAGGTGCATGATGACCTTCACGAAGCTGCCGTCCGGGATCAGATCGGAGCCGCGCGGCAGTTCGGCATCGTTCATGTCATAGGTCATGGCATCACCCCTGGTTGGTGCTGGTGGCGTTGATCTTGCGGAGCAGGGCGGCGAGATCCGCAGGCTCGGTCTCGTCAAGACGGCCCGAGCGATCCTTCGCAGGCAGCCCGAAGCTGTTGCCGGCGCGGCAGACGAAGCGACGCTCGGTTCCGCGTTCCGGGTCGTATCGCCAGGCATCTCCTTCGCGGCTGAACAGCCCCATGGTGACGACCTGATCGACGATGCCGGGCAGTTCGCGCGCGGCCTTGCCGCCTTCCATCTGCGGCTGCCAGGTGACCTTGCCGAACTCGTCGGTCACCTTCTCCAAGATGCCGACCATGATCGTGGTCTTGCCTGGCGCGTGCTGCAGGTGCTTCAGCAGGCCGATGACCTCGCGCGCCATCAAGCCGTAGGCGCCGCGGGTGTCCGGCTTGCCGGTCTTCTCCGAGAAGGCCTCGGGCCGCGTCTTGGCCCAGGCCATCGCCTGCCGCGTGAGGTCGGTAATGCTGTCCAGGAACACGATGGATTTGCTGGCGATCAGCCGCACCAGGTCGGGATGCGCCGCAGCGAGATGCTGATAGTGCCCTTCCGAGAAGAACCCGGTCGGATCTGCCGCCGGGTTCACACCACCGACGAGGCAGGCAAGGTCGATGGCGTCTTCGAAACAGCGCACCGGAATGCTATCGCCGCGCCAGTCCTGCACCGACTTGAGGCCGGCCTCGAGATCGATGCAGATGGCCTTCTCAGCAGGCATCGTTTTGACCTGCGTGGTCTTGCCCACGCCGCTGGCCCCGAACAGCGCCAGGGTGGTCTTGTTGACGGCGCTCGACAGGCGCTCGTCGGCCGTGACGATGCGGAGTGCCATCAGCGGCCTCCCCGCATCGGGATGACGCCGTCGGCATGCGGGCTGTCGCGCCGTGCGACGTCGGACATGAGGGCGAGGCGATAGGTGGCGCGCCCCGTGCGAACCGTGCGGGCCGGCTCGAAGGCGGCGCGGATGCGCTCCGGCCAGGCGGTGTAGGCCCGCTCCGAGACCTTGAAGCTGACCTCGACGTACTGGCCGGGATCCTCGCCGCCAGCGCGGATCTGCTCCGACAGGGCGGCGAGCCGCGCCTGGTCCCATTCCACCTTCTTCGGGAGATCGGCCGCGATCTCCACGGCGCCGTCCTGAAAGCGGACCGTGCCGGTGTCCTTGCCGGCCGCGGCACGGGCGCCGATGGCGCGCTGCTCGTAGCGGAGCGCGATCGCGGCCTCGATCCAGTCCTGCATGCGCTTAGCGGCGTCCAGCGCCTCGCGCGCATCCGTCTGCAGCAACGCGAGATGCTCGGCGGGGAGCGCGATCACGTCGCTCACCGGCATGTGGCGCAGCGCGTCGAGGGTGGGGCGATTGGTGCGGAGCGCGTCCATCACGCAGCCTCCGCCAGCAGCATCGGCAGGATGGCGGAGGCGGTGCGGCGCGGGCGACGGCGGGCGACGAGGATGTACGCGTAGTCCTCGTAACCGTGGCGGCGCTGCACGATATCGGCGAGGCCGATCTCGGCCAGCTTCCACGCGCGGGCCGCCAAGCGCTGCAGCGCGGTGCGCTCATCCTCGGGCAGGCACTGCAACTGCGGGCAGACCTGCCGGGCGAGCGCGCCGCGGTGGTAGGTGATGCTGTCGCCGGGAGCCGCGGC